GCTGGACACCATGCGCTCTCGGGTGGCCCTGTCGATCATCGGCGCCTCTCGGAGAGTGGCGTCGAGGTTCTTGTAGGCATCCTCGGCGTGGATGTCGATGTAGGCGGTGGGCTTGATGTCGTTGTACGAGCGGATGACCTTGATGGGGAATCCCACCGAGGTGTTGTACACCAGGTTGCTGGTCGCCTTGATGACGCCCTGTCCGCGCATCGGCTTCAGTGCGGTGCTTCCGCGAGCTGCCTCACTACCTCGGATCCTCAGACCCAGTGGAGTGGTGACGCCGTTGAAGTGCATGTTGTCGACAGCGTTGAAGGCCTTGATCTTGTCGCTGATGATCAGCGACTGGCGCTCGATGCCCTGGATGTTCCTGGTCTCACGGTCAAGGTAGTCCTTGATCATGCGACCGCGAGGGCCAGCCTGCTGGGCTGGCGTCATCCCTGCGTAGTGCGTACCGAACGCCTTGACGTTCTGGCGCAGCGTATCGAGCTGAGCACCCAGCACGGCATTCTTCACCCTGACGGCCTCGTGTGCCGCCACGTCTCCCATGGAGATGCGGAGGATGTCCGAGACCTCGTCAGCGTCCTTCGCCTGGTCGAGCAGGCGAGCCATGACGTCGCCGTCCTTGGACTTCGCGATGGTCTGGAAGTCCCGGCGCATCACGAGTGCTGCGCTGTCGGGGTTCTTGACCTTGATGTCCATGACCGTGTCGACCATCTTCTGGAAGACAGGAGTCTGTGCGAACAGCTCCGAGGTCTTGTCGGCACCAAGCCCGAGCTTGTCTGCCTTGATGGCAGCCTTGTTCATGAGCGGCGCGACAGGACGGACCTGGGTCGCCAGGCGCGCGGCGCTGGCGCCCTTGCCTACGAGGACAAGGGGATCCGCCCACCACGAGACCGCTAGGTCCGTGGCGCCAGTGGCGAACTGGGCGAAGCCGTTGCTGTAGTATTCGCCGGACCTGGTCTGGAAGCCCTTCTCGGCGAGCTTCTTGTCCTGTGCCATCTGAGCGGGGCTGATGCCCCGCTCCTTCAGCTCAGCGTCACTGAGTCCGAGCTGCCAGATCGCCTGACCGGGCGAGACGGACTTCGCCTGGTCCCACACCTCCCCGAGAGAGATGTTCTCGTTCTTCTCGTCGAACGGGTCGTTGATGACGTCGTTGATGGACTGAGCGGTGAACGAGATTGCAGGGGAGACAGTGTTGGAGTAGAGCCAGTACAGCTTGGCCCCGACCCACTCGATCGGCTTCGGGATGAGGCTCGGAGTCGACTCGGCTCGCCTTTTGGCAAGCTCGTTGATCTCCTCGACCGTGGGCACGTCGCCTAGCTGAGCATTGGGGCCGGACCAGTACTGAAGAACCTGAGCCTGAACGTTGTCAGGCAGTGCGTCCATCGTGGCGTTGCCATCGAAGATCGCGTTAGAAAGCGTCTCCAGATCCTTCTGGTTCTGGCTGCTCTGGTTCGGCATCCTCGAACTCCTGTCCTAGCGGCATAGTGGCCGCCTCGTAGGGTGCGATGCCACTGCTCATGAGATTGGTGGCCATATCGTTGGCCTGGCCCCGGCTGATGCCGGAGCGTGCGATGTCGATACCCACGCGAGGTGAGTCTGTGAATGAGAGAGCGAGGCTCCCCATGTCGTCGAACCACTGGCCACCGTAGGTGTACTCAAGGTCCGTCACTGGAGAGCCTTCGCCTTCCTGACGATGTTGCGCATAGCCCACGAGGCTCCTGGCTGGTTGGCCATGAACTCAAGGACTGGCAGGTAGGGCAGGATGCCCTGTAGATCTTCGCCCTGCTGGTCGGGGAGGCCAAGGGCCTCCTCCGATGCACCCGGCCCTAGCGCTGCGCCGGAGGTGATGGGGACGCCTGGCTGCGTGCTGGGTGCTGCGAAGTCTACGACTCGGGATCCTGGGTCTCCGAACATCTCTGCGAAGTTCGGACCCGAAGCCATGGGAGCTGCCTGTCGCAGCTCCCTGTTCTCCTTGGCCTCTCCGTAGCCCGCATTGGGGGTGGAGAGGTTGGCGTTATCCACTGCCTTGTCGGTGCGCTTGGAGAACTGTCCTGGCCCACTTACCGGTGTTCCCACGTCATCTCCTTGAAGCGTCCGTCGTACCTGTTCTGGTGATGGTGCTGGACTGCGGCGGTGGCAAAGTTGCCGAACATCGCAGTCGTGGCGCCAGCCACATCAGTGGCCCACTGGAGGCCGATGGCGAGGACGGACCACCTGTCGTGCCTCTTGGGCATGTAGGGGTTTGCCTCTTCGGTGGTCTCGTCCTCGTCCATCAGTCACTCCTTAGCGAGCCATGGTCCCACCGCCACCGGTCATGCCGGTGTTCACGATGGTGTTGGATGCCCAGCCGGAGCCGGACTGGTACGAGGTGTCAACCTGTACCATGGAAGGTACACCGCCAGTCCACGGACCTGCGATGTGAGGGGCAAGCATGGATCCCTTGAGGGACGCGTATACGCCCTCGGGTCCGTGGTTGCCTGCGAACCAGCCGCTGTCGGCCATTCGGTTCTCCTTAGATAGCTGCCTGGCGCTGAGTCCTGGCGCTCATAGTTGCTTCGCCCTGTCCGGTGAGCCCTGCGAGCAGGCTCATCATATCCATGCCCTGCGGAGCCTGAGAGGCTCCGGGCTGGCTAGGGGCTGGCGCTCCACCCTGCTGTCCTCCACCACCCATGAGGGCGGCCAGCGGGTCCACAGCAGCAGCCGCGTTAGCGGGCTGCTCCTTAGGCTTGAACGCCTTGAGCACAGCCTCGTGCACAGGCGTACCCTTCTCTCGCTCCTTCATGATGGTGGCAAGCTTCACCAGCGCATCATTCGGATCGATCCCACCCTGCTGGGCTAGAGGAAGGATGGCCTGCGCGTAGGCCATCACGCCCTGCTTGGTGGCGTCTGTTAGCTGCTCCAGGTCGATCTGGGCCTGGAGCTGGACGACGTCCAGTTCCATTGGGAGCTGATGCTGTACAAAGTCGCGAGAGACAAGCTGATCTCCTCGCAGCTGGAGAAGAGCGACGATCGCGCGTGCCGGATCCTGGCCTGCGGCGAACCCGTAGGTGACGTCGACAGTATACGTACCGTCGATATCGTCGGCTGGGACATACTCCTCCTCGAAGGGCGAGCCCTGGACTACGCCGCTGATCGTCTTCTTCTCGTTGGGCCAGAGAGCCTGGTCCATCTCGAAGCACATCTCGATGGCCCTTGCGAGGGCCTGGGCCACGACCGTCTGACCGGTCGTGATGACGGTGTCGAATCCACCCATCAGAGCCTCGACACCCTTGCCGGTGATGATGGACGCATCCATCGTTCCGGTCCTCGCCTCGGGGCTGCGCATAGAGCGACGGCCCTCAAGGTCCAGGATGTTGCCCTCCTGAAATGCGAACTGCGGCATCGGAGGCTGAAGGTACGTGGCGCCCGCTGGGTTGTCCGTACGGATGACCTTGTCCTCGCCCGCCTGGACGGTGGTTACGTCCTTCGGCAGAACGAGCGGAGACCGAACAGCCTTCTGTGTCGCCTCAAGGGCGAGCAGCGCCATGCGGCTCTTCGCGAGGTGGACCCAGATCGCATCGTCGAACGCTCCTCGGATCTCACGATCGTAGCCCGGCCTGCGGGCGATGGAGACGAAAACCTTACCCATGGGGTTCGGCATCGAGTCCACGATCGTCTGAGACTTCGACGGGAGGTACATGATGATCTGGTCGGCGTCGCAGTACTTGACGACCTCGATCTTCTGGTACTCCCAGCCGTTCACCGCCTCGCCGACCGCGTTGGTCTGGAGGCAGCGGAGAAGGTGAGGGAACTTGGCCACCAGGTAGATGGCCTCTTCGTTCCACACCTTCGTGTAGCTGGTCACGCGCCCGTAGATGTCGAACTCGGGGTACGTGCCGATCGGGTTCTCCACGCGGATCATGGGGATCTTGCGCTCGAAGTCCGGCTCGACTACGTAAACGCCCATGCCGTACGTGCCGTAGTGATCGCAGAAGGTCACCTGGCTTCCTGCCCCTAGGCGGGAGTTCTGCACGTAGTGGTTGGCAATCTTCGTGCGCTTGCCAGCGAACTTCTTGGCGCGCTGCGAGGTGGCGAAACCAGAGGAGGCGTTGATGCTAGGCATCGCTCCCATGACCTCGGCCTGATCCCTCGCAGCGTTGTCGATCATGTTGGCCACGATCGGCTTGGGCCATGCGTCAGGCATGGCCCCTGGCATAACCGAGTCCACGTCACCAGAGCGGATGTCTCGGACATCCTTCTGACGCTGGTCACGGCTAGCGGCGGCACGGCGCAGTGCATCTACCTTCGCGGCTACGTTTTCAAGGGTGAGCGCCATGCGGTCACCTCCTTACGTCTGCGGTACCTTCAGCTTGTCCCACGAGGACTTGCCAGGGTAGCCATCGGCATCCTTGCCTGAGTAGCCCAGCTTGCGCTGGTACCACGCGTACGCCTTGATGTCGCCACGCTCGAACTTCGTCGAGGGCCCGACACTGTATCCCTTGTAGCCTTCGGCTACGAGTCGCTTGCCCATCGCGAGGATGAGCGGGTGGTTCTGTCCGAGGCGGAAGAAGCCGACGCCCGGGAAGGGGGCGTACAGCGGCTTCGGCTTGGGCGCTGGCACCGAAGTGCCAGGCTCCAGCTTCCCGGCCTTCACGAGGGCGTACAGCGGCTCTCCCGGGCACGAGGTAGCGTACCCGTCCCGGTGACCCTTGATCTCCTTGCCAGCCCCGTAGGAGCGGAGGTAAGCGATGGCATCCTTGATGCCCTCGATCATGGCCTCCGGCGGCTTGATGTCGCCGCTGTCGCCGAGCAGGGCACAGACCGCGTAGTGCTCACGGTTCAGTTCCTGGTTGCCGTTGGCCCCGGTGCGCTTGCGCTTGCCTCGCCCCTCGAACACGTAGCCATGCTCACAGACCAGGAGGTTGTAGGCGATGTCGGAGTAGTTCTCCTTGGTGTTCGCCAGGTGGCTCAGGCGGATCGCCTTCACCTCGGCCACACAGTCCGAGTGCTCGTCATTGCTGACGTGCGTGCCCTCGTAGTGGATCTTCACTCCCTTGGCGGTGGCCTGGTCGGGCGCCTCACTGGCGCCCCATCCCAGCTGGGCTCGGGTTACGAACTTCATGAGTACCATCCGTTCTGGACCTGAGCCTGTGCGGCGAACTCCAGGTCAATCGTGAAACTGCGATCCCTCTCCCGGGCGGAGAGGAACTCGTTGTGCTGTACGTAGTTGGATCCGAGGTTGCTCATCAGCTCTCGGGCCGCGATCTCCGCGAACCAGAGGGCCATGACGCAGTCGGTCTTCTTGCGGGACTTCATGCCGGGCGGCAGAGGCTCCCAGGTCACCAGCTGCTCGATGAGCGCCTTGACGCCTTCGCTGGTGTCACGAGGCAGCCGGATCATGTTCTCCTTCTTCTCCCAGCCATTGAAGAGGGTCGACATTGATGCGATACCGAAGTCGACGTCCCACTTGTTGGCGTTGGTGAAGTGCTCCCTCAGGAGCGCTCCACGCATGCGGAGGAAGTCGTTGATGTCCTTGTCCTGCGTGACCATCGTGTTCATGGCGTTCTTCTCGATGCGCCACTCGTTGATGCGGTAGGTGACCGTCAGTTCCTTGATCTTGTCGAAGATGTCGGAAGGCTTGAGGTTCGCCTTGGTCCATACATCCACGACCCAGCGGACTCCGGTCATGCGATCCACCGCAACCACCACTGCGGCCGAATGGCCGGTGGTGGCGGGGTCGAAGCCACCGATGACGTAGCAACCGTCCATGCCCATGTCTCGGGCCATCGGCTGTCCACGCT